GCCCCACATGTGTGGGGCTCCGAGCTTTAGCGGGCTTCCGGAATGTCCGGCCCTCTTACTGTAGACGCTTCAGTGGAGTTGTTATACGATGGCTAGGATATCCCGAAACCGGTCCAGGAATTACACCCATCCGGGTGGATCTCTTGAAACCTATTTCGGGACTGTCCTAGCGTCCGCTGTTCGGCCTGCTACTCGTACACTATTGTGTACGTGTACTGACCGCATCGGGTCGCCTGTTGTCGACTCCCCTTTTAACTCCAGCCAGTACCGAGGTACTTGGTTGATGGTAAATGGGAAGTGCGAAGGAACAGTCCGTCAGTTTGACAACCACACTGTGTGCAACGACTTTACCTACTCTGGAGTGCCGTCACCGATGACTCTCATGTCAACGTTGGCTGCTCCCTCCGGTTGGATGCTCGATCTCGTGGCGGGAACAAATCCGTCCCGTCCCGTTATCGGGATTCCAATGTGGGCACAGAATATTGCACAGCTCCCCAAGATGCTGAAGTCGTTGGGAGACCTGATTCGGAGTCCAGGTAACGTCTTGAAGCCGAAAGGCTTCGCTGGCGAGTACCTGGGCATCCAATTCGGGTGGCTCCCTCTGATCGACGATCTAAAGAAACTGTTGGACTTCCAGAACTACGTTTTAAAACGTAACAAGGAGCTAGCCCAACTGTATTCTGGGAAGGGTCTGCGTCGTCGGCTCAAGTTCAATGATGATACTGTTACCACTGCGATAACTGGCTCATTTGCCATTTATCCCACTGGGAGGTGTGATGCGAAAAGTTCTTTCACAGCACGCCGAAGGAACTGGGGGACCATTCACTGGTACCCCACAACTCCTCCACAGTATCATCCAGACGACCACTCGTGGAACTCCCTAGCTAACCGTCTCGTCCTTGGTGCTACACCTGAGGGCCTTGCAAAAGGCCTTTGGGATGTTCTCCCATGGACGTGGTTAATTGGGTGGTTCACGAATCTTGGAAAGTACACTCTTGCACATTCCTGGACTGTCCCAGCCTCTCACTCAAGCGGTTGCTTGATGCAGGAAGCTGTTGGGACGTGGACGGCTGGTGATGCCACATTGACCGCCGCTACTGGTAAGATCTACCATTACGGTCAGCTGACTCGGTCGTACAAGACAAGAACTGTCTCCTCGACCGTTACAGTAGGTGTGAACATGCCCTACTTGGACATGTTCAGACTGTCAATCCTAGGAGCGTTGTTTACTCAGCGCTTCGTGCGATGAGTCTTCAACTCCCTAGGAAGGGGAACTCTTATGCTTGGCACGACAATGCTGATTACTCTGGATGGTGCTGGAGGGACTGTAAAGACTCTCCCGCTCATCAACCAAGATGGTTACTCGTCCGAGTACTTCTTGGACGACGCAACTGTCACGTACCGCGTGAAAGTGCGGCATTCCCGTGACACTGTCAAGGCTGGTACTCAGCCGTTTGATCGTCACACTGTGACGTACACACGGTTTCTGAAGCCAACCGAGGCAGTACCTCTTGGTTCGCAATCCGATATCACCTTTACGATCAGGAATGATCCTAACGGTGCGTCCAGTGACATCATTGATGTCTCCGAGGCCATGTCTTTCTATATGGTCAAGGCTGGAGGGGTTGCTGCAAAGCTCCTTGGGTGGGAATCGTAGATCCTCACCTTTGGAAGTCAGTGTCGTCCTGCTGAGCCGTAGAGTCCAATCATAGGAGTAATCCGATGACGGGACCTAAGAGCTACGCAGAGTTCATCCTAGGCCTTTACGATGCACAGTTGAAAGATTGTGCATTGCAGTACCCAGAACTTGCCAAGGAGTTCCAGAGGGATCGTACCCGCTTGAGCTCCGCGGTCGAAGCAAATGGTGTCAGGTTCTTTCTTGACACCATGCCTGCTTGGCGAAAGCACTTTGATCAGTGCCTAGCCGCAGGGCGCCTAACTCGTTCTGGCCTACTCCACTTCGGAAGTTGGAAGAACAAGGGAACTTGTCCTCGATTGTTTCGAGGATTAGTTCTACGCGTTTTCGACCTATACGGCGAGATGAGACCAGATCCTGATCCAAATGCTATTCGCCTAATCCGTCAACTCCTTGGAGTTGTACGGAAGCTGCGACTCGCATGCGGGCCCAAGGAAAGCAGTGATGCTGTCCGAGAGTTTATCAGGACTGACCAAGAAGTCCGCCTTGGAACCCTTGATTGGGATTCCTCGGAGGAGCTAGAAACAGCTAAGCTGGCCACAATCGCCCTCACGGACGACTGTATCAGCCTCTCTGAATCTAGGCAAGGCTTACTACCTTGCTTCTCGGTCTCCCCTCTGCCTTACAGACATGCTCAGTTGATTCAGCAGGTTGCTGATTTTATCTGCGCATGTTTGGGTCCTTTCGACCCAACAGAGGTGAGGTTTCGTCATGGACCAGGTGCCGTTTCAGACCAGCCGTTTTGCTCGTATAAGTACGAGTTTAAGAACTGGCCTGATAGGCTCGATCAAGTCTTTCCAATGGCTGATTTCGCTGTTGCGAACTACGCTAATTGGATGGACTCGTCGCTATACAAGCAGCCCTCCTGGGAAACCCGTAAGGAATTCCCAGCCAAGCTTATTGCTGTACCGAAGACTATTAAGACTCCGAGGCTTATTGCTTCGGAGCCTACAAGTCTTCAATGGTGCCAGCAAGCGGTTAGGGACCATCTGTATAGTCGCGTGCGGGGAAGTCTTGTTGGTCATTTTATCGATTTTAATCGACAAGATGCTAACGGATCCCTCGCCCTCGAAGCCTCCCGTACCGGTGAGCTCTGTACAATTGACTTGTCCAGTGCCTCAGACCGGGTATCTTGTTGGTTCGTCGAACGTCTCTTCAGAAGTTCGCCTGACCTTCTCGCTGCACTTAGAGCAACTCGCTCCAAGTTCATCGAGCAAGATATATGTCGATATACTCCGCGATTCAATAAATTGCGGAAATATTCGACTATGGGTAACGCCACTACATTCCCCGTTCAGTCCCTAGCGTTCCTAGCGATAAGCTTGGGCTCCCTGCTTTATGCAAGGAATCTTCGCTTTACGACAGGAGCACTTCAGGCTCTCGGTGAATGCACGGTCCGAGTCTTTGGTGACGATTTGATCGTACCCAAAGACTGTTCTGGCGCTACTGTAGACGCACTCCATGCCTTCGGACTGAAGGTTAACCCAGCAAAAACTTTCCTGACAGGTTTGTTCAGGGAGTCTTGTGGAGTTGATGCCTATGCGGGTCACGACGTGACCACAATTAGCATCTTGGAGGCGCCTATGAAGGCCAAGCCAGGAACCATTGTATCGTCAGTCGATGTGCATAATAACCTCTGTAATAGGGGCTACTATGCTACAGCGGCGTACATACAGAAGACAGTCTCTCAGTGCGGATACAGAAGTATCCGTACCGTGACGCATGGTTCTGGCGCATTCGGTTGGTTCCCAAACTATGAGTCCTACCCTGCCGAATTAGAAACTCGGTGGTGTAAAGACACACAGGTTAGGCAAATCCGCTGCTTGGTTGTAAAGGCCAAGCAGAGGCGTAACCAACCGGAAAGCAACGCTGCGCTGCTTCAGTACTTTACAGAAGCAGCAAAGGTCGTTCAGGCATCGACTTCGAGCCTGGGCTCCCTTAATCAGCGAGTCAAGACAACTCTAGGTCTTGGCTGGGTTGCCCTA